CGTGGGCCTCGTGTCCCGGAATCGCAGCATGGACGAGACGACCGTTCGGGACACGAAGGGTAGGACTTTCACTGCTGCGCAAGCCCTGTCGAACGGTCTCGCTGACACCAGCGGCGCGCCGGGCGATGCCATGGCCAAATTTCTGGCCGATCACCTCGCATCTGACGATGGAGAAACCGAAATGTCCAATCAGAGCAGTGGGACGGTCGATCAGGCCGCCCATGATACCGCCGTCGCGTCCGCGCGCGCCGAAGGTCACGCCGCCGGCGTCGCCGAAGGCACCACCGCCGAACGCACCCGCATCGACGCGATCCTGAACAGCCCGGAAGCCCAGACGCATCCCGCACTCGCCCGCAAGATCGCATTCAAGCAGACGATGAGCGCTGCGGATGCTGCGTCCTTTATGGCCGATCTGCCTGCGGAAACCCCTGCCCCGTCGGCAGCCGCGCCGGTTGCGGCGGTCCCGGCTGCCGATCCGCCGGTCAGCGCGCACGCCAATTCCAACTTCGCCGCGGCCATGGGCGCCACCGGCGGCGCAGGCGTCACGCCTGGCGGCCCCGAAGCGCGGGTTGAAGATCCCGATGACGCCGGGAGCGCGCTGAGCGCCGCCGCCGCAATGGGTATCCCCGGCCTCCGCAGCACCCAAAAGCTGAAGGACGGCCCCACCCGCTGACCAACTGGGCAGTCGAGTCACTCTTTTCGTGAAGGATGAGCCAAATGGCACAGGTTACCATTCCCTATCCGGTTCTCGGTCAGGCGAGCTTCCAGCAGACCGATACCTGGCTGCAGTCGTTTCTGCTCGCCGGGTCGGACCTCCCGCTCAAGTCGTATCCCTACCCCGTGGCCCCGAACACCACGATCGCTCAGTTTCAGGTCGTTGGCCTGAATGCGGGCGGCCAGCTTATTCCGGCGGTGAAGGGCGTCACCCAGGCGATCGGCGTCGCCTCGGTGCCGATCGTCACGGCCGCTGGCGATTCGAGCGAATCCATTCCGGTCTACTTCTCGGGATGCTTCAACGGGAACGCCCTTGTCTACGACGCTTCGTACAACACGCAGGCGTTCCAGCAGGCAGCCTTCGCCGGTGCGCCGACGCCCACCACCATCACGGTGCGCTGGCGCCCGATTCAGCCGCAGCCCTGATCGACAATCACTCTTTTCGTGAGGAGTCTATAAAATGACCACTGGTGCCACGGGCGTGACGATCGCCCCCTATTCCGCCACCAACCCGTTCAATCTCTGGTCGCTGCGCAAGTCGATCGGCGTCATGCGCGACGTCCTGCCGCGCTTCACCTACTGGCTGGACATGTTCAACCGCCAGGTGAACAGCATCGACGAGTGGATCGATTTCGAGAAGCTGCCCTATCAGAATCGCAAGCTGGCGCCGTTCGTGCTGCCCAGCGGCAGCGGCAAGCCGGTCTATACCGATCGGGCGAACGGCTACCGCTTCAAGCCGGCCTATATCAAGGTCAAGGACGCCGTTGATCCGGCGCGCGTCATGTCCAAGATCCCCGGCATCGACGCGATCCTCGGCACGGATACGCCGCTGACGCCCGCCCAGCGGCGCGATGCGCTCAAGGCGGGCATGACCGCCCAGCACTTGATCACCATCCAGCGCCGTTGGGAGTGGATGGCCGCGCAAGCGATCATCTACGGTCAGGTGACCATTGGCGGCACCGAGGAATATCCGCTGACCACGGTGAACTTCGGCCGGAACGCCAATCAGAGCGTCGCCCTCACCGCTGGCTCGTTTTGGGGGACTTCGGGTATCAGCATCCTGTCGATGCTGCAGACCTGGGCTGACCAGATGATGAAGCCGACCTACAATTCGGATGGCACCGGCGGTTTCGGCGGCTTCCCGATCCGGCTGACCGTCGGCACCTCGGCGTGGCAGGCCATGCGCAGCGATCCCGAAATCCTGTCGATGATGAACAAGTTCTACCCGAATACCGGGATCGACGTCCAGCGTGCGCTGGTGTCGGGCGAGTTCGTCACGAAGGTTGGCGATCTGCCTTTTGGTGGGCCCACCGGCGCGGTGGTCGAAATCTGGCTGTATCGGGACAGCTATGTTGACGATACCGGTGTGGAGCAGCCGTTCCTTGCCCCCACCGATATCGTGCTTACCGGCCATCCGGATGCGATCTCGGGCCATCGCTGCTTCGGGGCGATCGTCGATCCCTATGCCAACTGGCAGGCGCTCGATATCTTCCCGCGCAATTGGTACGAGCCGGGCGACCCCGCCGTCGAATACCTGTTGCACCAGTCGGCCCCGCTGTTCGTGCCGGTCAACCCGAACGCGACGTTCCGCGCGACGGTGACCGCTTCGTAATTGCAACCCAACTCGGTCAGCATTGACTTGCTGACTGAGTCAACTTTGAGGTGACTTATGCCCCTTTTGTTCATCAAGCATGTGGTCTACCATTCGGATCCGGAGACCAAGGAACTGAAGATCCTGCAGCCCGGCGCGGTCCATCTGGTCGCGGCCGATCACGTCAGTCATCTGACGAAAGCCGGTGCTGTGCGCGAGCCGACCGATGAAGAAGTGCTGATCTACCGGGCGACCCATCCGGAGAAGACGCTTGATCCGGCGCTGGCCGCTGCGGCGGACTTGAAGCCCACCTCCACCGATGCCCCCGCTGCTCCTGCGGCGCCTGGCACCCCGGCGGAACACGACGACCTCGTCTGATGGTGCCAATCCGCACCATTAAGCGGAACGCACGCCGGGATCTCCATCATCGTATGGCGATCCCGGTTGTGTACCTGCGAACCCTTTCCGCCGCCCCTGTCCTATTGCGCGTGCGCTTGCACAACCGGTGGGATCGCATGGGCGACGTAAAAGGCTCGCGCCTCTACCCTGCCGAGATGGAGAATCTGGCGCCCCGGGCGGTGTTCGATCTGGATGCGATCCCGACAGCCCAAATCACCAAAGGGGCAATCCTGTCATTCGAACAGGGCGAAGCCTATACCATCGATCATACGCTGCCGCCGGACGACCGGTTCCAGCATGTGCAGATCGCCCCGATGATCAATGGCGCAGCCAATGGGCTGCCCTATCCCTCGGAAGATGGCGACCAGATCGTCTATCCCGGAAACGGTGTCTGATGGCGAAAATCACCATCTTCAATACGGCGGGCTCGCGCTACGGCATATCAATCTCTGGGATCGAGGCCTTCGACGCGATCGATGACGTGGCGCAGCATCATCTTGTGAGCGCGCAGAGAGCGGTGAACAAGGCTCTGGACTGGACCCGCACGCGCAGCGCCGAGGCCATCCGAAGCCAGGTCGCCTTTCCCGCCAGCTACTTGAATCCGGCGGAAGGACGACTGATCGTCAAGGCCTACGCCTCGACGGCATCGCTGAGCGGCCGGATCGGCGCGCGTGTGGACCCCACCTCACTCGCGCGGTTCGTCAAGGGCAATCCCAAGCCGGGGGCCCCCGGGGGTGTCACCGTCGAGATCAAGCCGGGTCGCGCTGTCGTTATGCCGAAGGCCTTTCTCGTCAGACTGGCGAACGCGAACATGGGCCTCGCTGTCCGGAGCAAGGGGCCGCCCGCTGGCGCATACCTGCCGAAGGCGTTCAGCAACGGGTTGTGGCTGCTCTACGGCCCCAGCATCAGTCAGGTGTTCGATGGGACACGCGCCGAGGTTGCGCCGGCTGCGGCTGAGTTCCTCGAGCAGGAATACAATCGACAGATGGATCTGAAGCAATGAGCATGCTGATTCCAATCAAGCTGGCCACGCTGATGGGTCTGACGGCGTTGCTGCAAGGCATCACGCCGGCCGCCGGCTATCAGCACGATCTCTCGGACTATGTGGATACCAACGGCGACACGCGCCCCAGAGTGTTCCGCGTCCGAAATGTGTTCGGCATGGACGACCCGCTGCCGATGCTTTCGATCCTTGAGGAACCGCGCCCAGAGTGGGGGTTTGCTCCCGAGTTTTCCGGGTTGGGTGCTGGCCCATGGCCATTGTTCGTTCAGGGATTCGTCCAGGATGATCCGACAAATCCGACCGATCCCGCCCACTACCTGATGGCCGATGTGAAGAAGTGCCTCGCGCTCCATCTCAAAGCGGCCTTGGGATCGGGGAATATCTTCGGGGTCGGCCGCGCGGTTCGCTCCTACAAAATCGCTACCGGCGTCGTGCGGCCGCCGGACGATGTATCGGCCATGGCCAACTTCTTCCTGCCGCTCACCCTCGAGTTTTTCGAGGATATGACGAGCCCCTTTGCCTACCCCTGAAATCACGTTATGGGTGATTTCACTATCAAGGAGTGACCGTTATGCCTTCCATTCTGACTCCCGTTGTCAACAACTATCGGACTGGCCGCGGTGCGGTCTTCTTTGATGCCTTCGCCCCCGGAACGCAGAGCCTCACAGGCGAAATGTTCCTCGGCGACTGCAAGGGCTTCAACGTCGCGATCAAGACGACCCAGACCGATCACTACCAGTCGACCGGTGGCGTGAAGGTGATGGATGAATCTGCTGCGATCCAGGCGGACGCATCGGGCCAGATCCAGAGCGAGAACGTGGACGCGAACCAGCTTTCGCGCTTCCTTTTCGCTTCTGGTGGTCCCCAGACGATCACGCAGGCGGCCGGCGCTATCGCCCCGGAGCAGATCGGCCCGGTGCTTCTCGGTGCCTACTATCAACTCGGCCGGGCCGGCGGCGCCAACCCGGTGGGCGTCCAGTCGCTCAGCACCGCGACCAAACCCGTGGTGAAGAACGGGGCCGGGACGACGACGTATGTCGAAGGCGTGGATTACCTGGTCGACTATACGATGGCCCGCATTCAGCCCCTTCCTGGCGGCTCGATCACGTCTGGGGAAACGCTCAGTGTCGGCTATTCGCTCCTGGCAGTTTCCAAGACGCGGGTCACCGCCGGCA